AGTACGATCCATCTAGTGAGGACATGGATGAAGCAATCACACGCATCTTGCGTCACTTCCCAGATGCAACCGTGCAAGGATTTCCATCGAGTGACAGAGAGTACCAATATGCACGTTTTATTATCCCCGACATTGAAATAGCGGTGCAGTATCGCCCGACTGCTTACGAATAGGAGAGGTCATGGCTGGTACAGCAAGAATTATTGGCATTAAGGCATTGGAGAAGGCGCTCATAAGCGCCTTCCAACAATGGACCGAAGACGATGTGAACGGGGAATATTGGCGGGAGAAATTTGAAGAACAATATCGTTACCCGGGGGCTCCTACATTGCGCAGGAACGGTGAAGTAGTCGGCGATCCTCGCGATATTCTTGATACCGAAGCTTTGTATGACAGTGGTGTAGATAGTTATCGCTACTCAAATGCGTCCAATGGCGCCGAGGCTGATTGGCACTGGAATGCCAAGAATTCCAGTGGCGAAGAATATGCATGGTTCGTCCACGAAGGACAAGGGCCTCACTCAAGAGAGCCCAGGCGTTGGACCGACGAACTAGCCTCCGAATATTTGTTTGAAGGCAGCGAGATCAAAGGTAGACTGATGGCGCGCATTGATCAGAGCTTGAATGGTTGACGGCCCCATTGATTACCTAGAAAGCGACTCTGGGGAAGTGCATGTAATCAATGCTCAAGTTGATGGCCCCACACTTGAGGCTGGCATTCTCTGTGTTATTTCTTTCTCTGAAACGACCATTAGAATCTCAAGCGAGCAACATTCGTTTCTAATTGAACTGCCGGAAGACGTGCGCATAAAAGGCGAACGTCTTAAAGCATTTAATGTGCCATTGGCAATCCTGAGTTATGAGCAAGTACAGCTTCCTGCTGGCATCTGAAGAGGTCAGTTACTTTGAAATCACTCCGACGCTGCGATTGCAGCGCCATGGTGGATGGTTGGTTGCCGAAAGTATCGAGCAAGAGGAAATCTCCAAGTCTCAAAGTCAGAGCACAATCAAGGCCGTGCAGCTCGCGAAGAAGATTGCGGCAGCAAAAGACATCCCTCTGGATGAAGCCTTTGAAATGCTTCAGGGTGGCGGTGGATTCTCCGAAGCTGAACTTCTCTCGGAGTACACTGAAGAAACCCTTTCCATGGTCACCTCTGGTGGCTCTGCAGAGCTTGGCAATGCCAAGCTCATCACGGCATTCATGCGTTGCCGCGGTGAAGGCAAGATTGGTGAAGATTGGAAACGTCTTGATGACTGGTCCATTGAAGACACCAAGACCATGACACGCGAGATGCAAACCAGGATGCTGGAATTTATTGCAGAAGAGCAAGATGCGGAGGTGAAAGCAGCACAAGCAAAAAAATCGAAGAGGAAGGTGAAGGAGGATGCCTCGCCGAACGAGTAGAGAAGAAAGCGCGAGCGTTCCTGAAGGGACTCACTGACTGGAACGCTATCTTCTTTCGCCTTAACGCATCGTGCCTTAAGGATGATCGATGGCGGCCAGAAAATTTCTCTAAGCAAAAAGTAAAAGACGTATTGATGGCTCTAAAGTTTTTGGAGCGGCACGATCATACGCAATTTAATTTGCAGAGCGTATCAGTGGCCAAGATGGCTGCGATGGTTGCCCAATCACTAGGAGGAAAGAAGGTATCGGTGACTCCCGATGATTTCTTGCCGTTTGACACGCGCAAGTTGAAGAAGGAAACGGGGATTACGGAAGAAAGCGCTGCGGTGTTGAAGCGTCTGATGAAGACGCGCAAGATGGATACAAGAGTGGTGTCCATGCTGGCTGAAGAGCTTAAAAACTCTTCAATGCGTAGTGATGAGTAATATGATGCCGCGTAAAGGCTACACTTAATAGAAGAATGCTGTAAGCGCAGTAATGGCGGCGGAACTCCGGCTTGGCGTATCGTTTGATCTTGTATATTTCCGCCAACAGCTTGGCAAGCTGAGCCAGATTGCTGCGTCCGAGTTTACCGCGCCTATCAAAATTAAGCTCGACCGTCGAGTAATTGATAGAGAATTAAACGAGCTACAGCGCTTGTTTGCGCGTCGCGAATACAGGATAAACATTAACGATTCTGCAGTTGAGGCAGCGTCGCTACGAATTGATGCACTTCAAAATAAAATTAGCACTTTGCGTAACAATGTCAAGAATGGCATTGTTGTTAAGGTCAAATATCAAGAAGAGGGGAGTTTTGCTGCTGGCAAAACTGGCGCTGCCGGACTGTATGAGTACATGCGTACTCAAGGACTCTCTGGCGGCAATGCGCCTGGGGCAGCGCAAGCTGGTCGCCGCACGCAGTTTGAAGCGGCAGTAGCAAAGGCTACAAATGCAGAGCTGAAGAACATGCTTCAGCGTGCAAATGTATCTGGCAGAAGTTCACTAAGAACTGGTGCTGCCATGCGAGATCGCTTGCGTCAGCTAGATGATGCCGCGATGGAGAGCGTGCTTGGCAACCTTGAGATGAGGATGCGCGAGCCGAGAAAAGTCGAGCGCTCTTTCCTTGACAAGGTGGCGCGAGCCGTTTTTTGGATGGCGGGTGTCGATCCCGAATATCTCAAGCAACAAGCGGCTCAACGCCGCGCCTTGCCCAATGTCAGTTTTCCTGCGACCGTACCACCTGGTCCTCCCATTGGGCCATCTAGCACGGGAAGAGCGCTGCCTCCTGGTGCCATTCCTGGTGCTCTACCGGGAACTGCGTTTGGAAGGCAGCGCTTTCTTCCTCCGCAGATCGGGCAGGATCTCAACAAGATCTTACGCAACGCGGCATTTGCGTTTGTTGATTCCCTAAATGCCCGCATTAGTCAAGTAAATGTGCGGGAAATCGGAAGACCAGCCCTTCCCCCGTCGATGATTCGTGGACTGCTTCCTTCTGCAGTGGGGCGAACGCCGTCTATGTATGGCGGTCCAGCGCAAGTTGACCGGGGATCTTTTATACAACAACGCATTGCAGAGGCCTATGCAAGGTCGGTAGCGCGTGGCGCCACTGTTATGGGCGAAGGGCCGAGTGGCGGAGTTTTGGGGGCTGGCGGCAGTGGCGCAGCAGGGCCTTATCGACCCTTTGCTCAGCCACCTAGGGGCGGCGCAATTGTCCCTTATCAAGCTCCTTCGCGTGGTGGCGGCGGAGCAACTGGGCCGGGTTCCCATAACATCGTCCAGTTTGGCAATTCAATACAAGGTGTCATGGGGTCGCTACAAACGGCTCGTGTACCGTTGTCTGGTGCCATTCGTGAACTAGGCGCTGAATTTGGCACTGCAGTCAAGCAGGTGTTGTTGTTTGGTACGGCATACAAAGCTCTTGCCTTCATCACCAGCCTGCCGGGCCAGGCTTTTGAGGCGGCAAAAGGGCTGCAAACTTTCCGAAATCAGCTCGATGCCGTCACCTCAGTGACGGGCACCTTTGAGCAGTCGTTCCAATTCATCGACACGCTTGCTCAGCGTTTCAACGTGCCCTTGGAAAGTGCGCGGCAGGGCTTTGTGAAGATGTTCGCCTCAATGCAGCCTGCTGGCTTTAATCAGCAGGAAATCGAAGGGCTCTTCACAGGGGTTTCGCAGGCCGCTGCTGCATTTGGGATGAGCAGCGATCAGGTGGGGCGCGTCACCAACGCCTTCTCTCAGATGGCCAGCAAAGGCCAGATCATGAGTGAAGAATTGAAGGGTCAGCTTGGTGACGTACTGCCTGGCGCTTTGTCTATCTTTGCCGAAGCTGCAGGAATGACCATTCCTGAGTTCTCTCAGGCGATGGAAGATGGTGCCTTCAAAGGCAAGGCAATGCAGGAAGTATTGAATAATGTTGCCGCAGTATTTAGCAATAAATTTGGCCCTGCGGCTCAGAATGCATCAAAGACTTTGCAAGGTGCGTTGAATGCAATTAATAATAATCTGCTGAAGATGTATGAGTCATTTGGTCCGTTGGTGAATCAAATGGCAGCGGTATTTGGACCGCAAGTTACAAAACTTATTGAAGATGTGACGAGCGTCATGAAAGTGCTTACAGGCACTTTCACTGACGCCGCTGATGGGGTGGATACGCTTTCGCCAAGGGCGCAAGCGCTTTACAACACTATTCAGCAGCTCATTCCAACATTCCGGGATGCTGCCAAGGCTGTTGTGGACCTTGGGCAATTCTTTGTGCAATTGGTTCCCATTGCTATACAGCTTGGCAATGTTTTTCTGCAAATTGCTAGTAGCAATATTGGCAAAGCATTCATTGCAGTATCAATTTCGGTTGGCATTCTCCAGACTGCATTTGTTGGCCTAACCCGTGCTGGGGTTGTTCCTGCAATTGCAGCAATTTACAGACTGATTGGCACTCAGCTTTCCGCATCGCTAGTTACTTGGCACCGCCAGTTAATTACAGCCACTCAAAGCATGATTGGCTTCACTGCAGCAGCCAGGGCGAGCCGGATTGCTTTGATTGCATTGCGCACGGCCTTGACGGGGTTGGTCGTTGGCGGGATTTTGCTGGGTCTTGAGGCCATCGGCACGATGTTATTCAAGGTTGGTGATCAGGCATCTAAATCTGCGGCCAAGGTTCGCCAACTTAAGATCGACCTGGATCGAATGTCAGAGGCTAGGGATGTCAGCGCAATCAACGAACGACTACAAGTGGCGCAAGCGCAAGAGCGTGCAGCGCTAGCCAGTCTCAATAAGATTGCGCAACAGGAGCCGGGATCTGCTTCCCTTGTTGGACCCGTAACCAATACCCCACTCGCCAAGGCGGAAGCAGATTATCGGAAGGCGGTTAAAGAAAGGCGTGCTGCTCAAGATGCGCTTAAGAATGCAGAAAAGTTGATTGCCCAAGATTTTGACGCAACTCGCAAGCGTGAATTAACTCCAATCACTCCCTCCCCAGAAGGTGAAGATAAGGAGAAGAAAAAAGAGCGCGAAAGTCAAGTGCCGCAACTTAAATTGCGCCTTGAACTCGCGAAAAAGCTGTTTGACATTGACATGCAGATAGCGTCTGCGCGCTTGAAGAATAATATTGCGCTAGTAAGCGAACTAGAGCTTGTTAGAAAGTTGACCGAACTTGATTATGAGCAAAAGCAGATTCTTCTGGAAAGCATTCCAGTGGAAGAGCAACGCCTCAAGATTGCCGAGCTTCAATTCCAGCGCCAGCAGGCAATTCTGGATAGCCAGCTTAAGCTTCAACTTGATCTTAATAATGAATACATCAAGACGCAAGATTCCCTTGCCGCAATTGTTACATCTCAACAGCAAGAAACAGATTACGTAAAGGAATATTACAAGCTTGTACTGAATGGCGTTAATCCATCGATTGCAAAAACCAGAATTGAAGTTGCGAAGAGATTTGCAGAGGAAGCAAAATCTTTGGATACGCAAATTGAGCAGCTTCAGGTGAGCATCAGCACCACTGAGGCAGCCATCAGTTTGCTTTCGGCGAAGCAGTCGCTGTCTGATACAGAAAAACAGCAGCTTGAATATTCCAAGACGAATTTAAGCGTTCTCAAAGAGCAACTAAGGTTGCGCGGCCTATTGAAGAGTGAGCTTCCCGCCGCTGCGGAGCAAACTGCGGCGCTAATCGGTGAAGCCGATGCACCGAAGCCTCTTGGTGTCATCGTTTCAGAAGGGTACAGTCAGGCAAAATCTGATTTTGATGATCTTACTAATTCAGCGAACATGCTTGTTACTGCTGCCAATAGCATTGGAGATGCTTTTGGGAAGGCATTTACGGACATTGCTACTGGTGCTCAAACGTGGAAAGAAGGTCTGAGTGGGGCTTTTAGTAGCGTCGCCAGCATGTTTGCCGACATGGTTGCTCAAATGCTCGCCAAATGGGCTGCCATGCAAATCATTGGTATGTTCCTGCCTGGCGGAAACGCGCCAAAAGGGCAACAGCCTGGCCTTACCGCTGGCATTAACCAATATCCCCTAATTGCCAATGCCAATGGAGGGGTGCTCGCTGGCGGCTTCCAAGCATTCGCTTCAGGCGGCGTCGTAACCGGCCCGACGCTAGGCCTTGTGGGCGAGGGTCGCTTCAATGAAGCCGTGGTGCCCCTGCCTAACGGCAAGAGCATTCCCGTGGACCTCGGCGGGGGCGCTGGCAATAACATTTCCACTAATATTGTTGTCAATATGAACAATGGTCAATCGAGCAGTCAAGCAAGCGGTCGTGGCGGTCAAGCGCTGGGTCGTGAACTTGAAGGCGCTGTGCGCAATGTCATCCTCAAGGAAAGCCGCCCCGGCGGCCTCATCTATAGCGGACGCTGATCACCATGGCACAACC